CACTATCTTTACCTCCTCCAACTTGTCTAACATATAAAAATCCAAATAATTTAGTTCTATCTCCAAGAGTAGGGTTATTGAATTCGGCAACAGGTAACATTGGATAGGGAGAAGTCCAAGGGAATAACAAATAAATTGTATTCATTTCAGATGGACTCCATTCAAAATACACTGATAATTCTGTACTATAACCATTCTCAGTGGCCCAACCTATAAGATATCTAGTTGAGTGGGTTAAAATAGCTTTTATTGAAATTTTGACTAACATATCTGCTCTACTATACTTAAACATCTTCATATGATATTCTTGTCTATAAGGAACCTTGGGTCTCCAATCTGTGGTATGTAATGCACTCATTGTTGTGGATGTATGATTATAACACGTGACACCCGGTGGTTCATCATAGCCATCAAGCATATCTACTAAAGATTGATGTATTGGTTGATCAAACATTTTAATGGCTTCCACCATTCCATCAGGTGAATTTACTTTTACTGTTGATCTTCCAAATAATTTAGAATTTTCCGCTTCTGTTAAAATACCTAATCTATTATCTTCTGATGTTGAGAATTTATTTGAAACTGGTAATTCTTCTTTAATAATTTTTGTGGGTGTTGTTTTAATTACTTCCTTTTTCGTTGTGATGGTCGATGGGTTTTCTTTTGCTGGGTTCGTTTCCGTTTTGACGCTTCCGACGTCACCGCTGACTATTTTCTGTGTTGTGTCTTGAACATATTTTAAGAAATATAGGAATGTTACTCCTATATTAATAACTACTAACGGTAATTAATCGCTTTATTATCAGTGAGAATTAGCTATGAAAAATAAAGGGGGGGGTGTTTTTAGGTTTTATTTGGTAAGCTTACCTAAAAGCTTAATTCTTGTATCTCTAAAAGTATGTCGTACGTAAGGTCTGGTGGGGTTGTATCTCTTATGTAATTCCAAATATTTGGGGTACATCTTAGATTCAAACTCCGTAAAATAATCTTTTCCTACCATACAAGCCTCCACAAGTGCATTATCGTAACTATCCTCTAAAATATCAAAAGCATCCTGGTTGTAAGAACAATAATTAAATTGTCCCTCGATCGAATCTGTTTCGATCGGTGCTAAAATAACCGAATTCATCTCTTCGCATAACGAAAAGTTTCTTTTTAAGAAGCTTAATTCATTTAGAGAGGTTAAAGCACTCTCTTGTCCTGTTTTGGCTGCATTAGTGTATTCTTGTCCTAATTCATTCATATAAAAAGCTATTTTCTCAAATGTTATATTTTTAACGTCCTGAACCGTATATATAGCATCATCTCCAAAGGCAACTAATCTCATTTCTTCATGAAATGTTCTCAGTCCAGGTTTCCCTGTTATTCTCCTGAAACAATACCAGTGATATAAAAAGTTTACGGTACAATTAAATTCTGTTGTTAATGGGTTTCCTGAAGGATTACCATGTAACGATTGCCATACTAGATTGTCTGATTGTTGAATTGTTCGAACACATTCATCT